GTAATTACCGGGTAAATCTCTCGGCAGGAGCATGACCTTAAAGCCTTCCTGAAAGAAGTCTGTGGTTGCTCTGTAACGCGATATATCGGCATCACCTTCATAAATGACCTGTGATGTATCGACCATGTAATAATCATCGACTAACTCAGTCAAGTCATATCGGGTATATTCTGAATAAGGCTGGATGAAAGACTCATCGGAATATGTAGCCTCATACATAGCTACATTCTTAGTAGAAAAAGGATAATCACTTGTAAATTCAAGTAAGACATCCTCATTAGCTGTATTCGGCAGCAGGTATTTGTAGAGTGTATATCCCAAAGGACTCTCGATAGTGATAGGGCTTTGTATGTTCGGGCCTATCGTGACATTAAGCGTCACAACGCCTTTGCACTCAAAGGACATAGACCGCGCTCCGCTTGCCTTAAAACTGATCGTTCCGCTTGTTGCACTCTTTATACCTTCGCCGTTAGAAACAAGATTGCGCTGCGGAATATGAGCAATATCAATGCTCTTGATGATAAACTTGCCTGCCGTAGCAAGCATTTGTAGAGCTTCATTAGCAGCTCCGGGCATAGCGGAAATATACTCTCTTGTAGAGTTATCCGTAGGAATCGTTGTTGATCCGTTGTTTGTTGCAAATAATTTCTGCAACGTCTTAAGTTTTATATCTCCCCATGTAATGATTGGTGCTGCCATATCTAAACCTCTTATAGACCGAGACGGTCAATGATTACTTTCTTCATAGCTGTACCGGTAGACTTCTCTAAACCGAGTTTGTCACAAACCTTTTCAAGTTCTTCCTTGCTCAGTCTGTTGATCTCCGTCTTAGTATATTTATTGAAGCTGTCAAGTTTCGTAGAAGGCTCTATATCGGCCTTTTCTTCCTTAACGGGTATTTCTTCCGTCTTGACTTGTTTGGTCGGTTCTGTGGCCTGTGAAGGGGCTACAACATCGGTTCTGCATGAGTTGTAGACCGTATCACCAAACATCGTGACAACTTCTTTGACAACATAGGTAAAATTGCCTTCCTTAAAGGTATCTCCGACTTTAAGATTCTTAGGTATCATTTTTCTTCTCCTATATGATCAGCGGCCCACATTCAACCTGAACATGGGCCACCGTCAATTAGAGTGTTATGTTTTTAGTTCAATGTCGTACCTGCGCTTGCGCCACCCATAATAACGTGTCTCCAGTTATTAGCGCCAACGCTCATACGGGCATATCCGTTATACAGAAGGTTTCTTGTATGAATGTCAACATCGTTCTTAACATCAAGAGCGATACGATCATAGAATACAGTACCGTTGTAAGCCTTATTGGCTTCGTCTGACATAAGGATATAAGGAGCGGTGCCTGCGGCTGCTTCCCAAAGAGGATCAACTACAAGTTCCCACTTACCCTTCTGTGTGTTCACATCATTGTAGTCGCTGGAAATGATGTGATCGGAAGCGATAAGTCTCTTAATGGTTTCTTCAAGCTGCCAGCAGTTGCCGGGAATGATGATCTTGTTGAAAGCAAAACCGGTAACATCACCTGACTCGTTCTTGAAATTACGTCCGATAGAAGCAAGTCTGATAAGTATATCAACGCTAAATGCGTTAGTGAATACGTTAGACTGTACTGCTACGTTAGGCTTTACAGAGTTGTGATCGGTAGCAAACAGAGACTTGCCATCACCGGTAGTTCTGTCAAGACCGGTCCTTGTACCCATGTTGAAGGTAGAAGCCTCGGTAGAAATGAAGTTGGTAATAAACTGTGCGCGGGATCTCTTGTAAGATTTAACAAGCTGCTGTGCGATAGTTTTCATGCCGTCAATATCACCGTCATCGTTCATTTCCTTAGTCATGTGTACTTCCTTCATGAACGTATTGTGTACGATCAGCTTAGGAGTACCTTCCTGGAAATCATCAAGAGGAGCGGTATCGCCCTCGTTAACGATGTCGAAGTTTCCGAGAGAAGTAAGGCTTGACTGCTTCTCAGCATACTTCTTTGACTTCTTCTCAATAGCGATCTTGCTAACAAGACCGTCATAGTCAGTTTTCTCGCTGTCAGTGTCTAACAGTACAGCGTTAAGTACCTGTGCAACGGGCTTCCAGAAATCATCGTTCAGCGCGCTGTTTTTAGAAATTACTATTGCCATTGTGCTGTTCCTCCGTGATTATTCAAACTTAACAACTACTGTGCTGCCGCTTGCGCTTCCGGTAGTTTCAAGCACCTTTGCTACACCATTGGTAGAGGTTGCGGTGATCTGTGCGGAATCGGTAGCGATAGTGTACTTAGCGCCGATAGTGAGTGAACCAGCGGTTGAAAGAGTAGTCTCATACTCCTGATCCGGATAGATAGGCGTAACTGCGATAGTATCAGCCGTAGTCTTTGTGCCTGATTCAACAACAACGTAAGTGGGTACAGTAGAGCCGGATGCCTTAGTAACATATCCGCCACTAATAACAGCAACTTCGCCTACTGTGAAAGTTCCTGTAGATGCAGGAAGAACCTTGATGATAGGGGTATTGCCCTTATCCATCTTGTGCAATCCAAACATTTTCTTATCCTCCTATAGAGTTCTGTTGTAAAGTTTCTTAAGTTCAGCCGGGGACTTGTCCGGAAACATATCCTTCCATAATGTCTTTTCCGACTGCGGTATTTCTGCGCCTTCATCCGGTGTAGCAACACCATTGACCGGGTTAAGGTGAGATTTACCTTTGGCCTGATTGATGGCCGCTTGCTGTATGGCTGCCTGCTGTGAATCATTCACTCTGCCAAAGTTAGCAATTTTATAAGCATCAACTAAGTTCATGCCTGTCTGCATACTTCTCTGAATAATGTCTGGTGGAACAGTCTCCAAAGAAGTGATTGACGGATCAAGCCTGTTCAGCTCTGCTATATCATTGTTTATTTGGCCTATAGTCATGGCTCTCTGCGTCTGTGCCACAACAGCATTTGCCTGACGTACTGCGGGATTGTTGGCTATCAGATTGTCTAATACAGCGGGATCTACGCCCTGTTGTTTAAGCTGCTCCTTTGCCTTCATCTCCTCCTGTGCGTCAAGTGCTGCGAGATAATCTCGCTGTGAACGAATAGGCTCCCCGGTCTTAGGATTCTTTAAGTGACCAAAACGCCTTGCATATTCAGCGTCTATGTCTCTTAATCTCTGCTCCGACTGCCTACGGGCCGCCGCCGCAATAGCGTTAACGTCTATCTGCGGTTGTTCCGGTTCTGCCTGATCTTGCGACTCCTGAGGTTCAGCGTCACCCTCATTTTCTTCGCTTGAAGCATCATAGCTTTCATCTGCCGTATATTCGGCTTCTGCGCTATCGTCAACTTCGGTAGTTGTAAGATTTTCCATTCCGTCCATAAAATTCCTCCTGCCATGTTTACGCTCTCGGCTTGCGATGTGAGATTTTATATATTAAAAAAGCGCCTCCGCTATGGAAACGCTCTTTAACCCTCTGTCTCGAAAGGAATTTCGTATCTTTGTTCGCCTATCTCTTTATTAAATTCTTTGCATTTCTTGTTCCGACAAGAGAAGTGAAACACATTGTATAGCTTCATTTCTTCTTTGTTCAGAACAGTGTCCGTTTTCTGTATAACGGCCTCGATATTACATACCGGGCAAACCATTCGGCATACCTCCTAACGCTTGCATCTGTTCGGCCTGCATCTGCGCTGCCTGTTCCTGCTGTTGCTGTTCTGCAAGTCTTTCCTCAATGACACGCTTGATCTCTCCGGCATGAGGATAATCGTTACGTTCCTGTTCAAGCCAGTACAGATAAGCGGTCTTAAGATCACCGAGAACACCAAAAGCGCCACTCTGTAACTTCATATCTGCCTGATTCCACATAGCCTCTCTGTTAACAAGAAGTGTACTTGTAGGATCAGTCTCAAAAATAAACTCGTCATTCCAATAAGGCATACCGGCACTGTCTATCTTTAAGAAGTCATGCTTATCAAAATGAGCGTAGTTCATACTTCCGTCCGTGTTCTGCGAGATAACCGGTATCGGCTGGTCAGAATATGCTAATGCAAACTTGAACATCATTTCATAGAGCGCTGCATAAGCATCATTCTTCATGACACGCTTAGATTCAAGTCTGCCTGCGGCCTGATTGATTGAATACTGTTTAGCCGTTCCTGAAAGAGCCGAGCTATCATATTTACCCTGGAAAGAGTCTGTAATACCTAAAGTAGACTTCGCCCACTGGTAATTTTCCTCTAAGACAACTCTATCCTGTGCGCAATCGGCCTGTGTTGTGATAACGTCTATAAGAGCCTTCTGAGCGGGGTTGTCTATACGGATAACTTTCATCTGATCATCCGTAAGCTCTAAACCTACTCCGGAAGGAAGCGTTACATATGAGCCGCCCATCAGCAATTTTTCGTTTATCTGTGAGCCGAGCTTCTTAACTGTCTCCTGCTGGTCCCTTATGGCCTCTACATCAGACGATCCGAGCAAGTGACGGTCCCTTGAAATGTTCTTTCTAAGGATGAGCGGGTACTTTGAGGGCTTGTAATACTCAATATCTATCTCTTTTTCCGTCTGCTGCTGTACTTCTTGGCCTGTTAAAGCATCAAAAACAGTTGTTATGTCTAAAATTGTGGCTTTTTCGGTCGGATCAACCTCTTTTTTGAATTTTTTTGAGCCACATTCGCACTGATCGGCGTTTCCGCGCCTCGGCAAACCGCATTTTTCACAAATTTCTATCTGCCGAGCCTGATAATCGTCCATATCTTCAAGTGTTACGTCTCCACACCACCGATATAAGCCGATTCCGCCCTCTTTGTTTTTGTAATATGCCGTTATAACGGTCACAAGATCCTCTGTTGCGGTGCCATCCCTAAGGTCAAGGTCCGTTTCATCCTCGTTTTTAACGTCTTTTCCGAAGCGGAGCTTCACATATTCCTTAGTCTGACTCGTTCTTGTGAAGATATAGTCCATTTGGTCTACTTCACATACTCCCGGTTGCGGTATTACGTTTCGCGGGTGCATGGTAGACACGGAAAGATCACCGATATTGCAGTGATAACCCTTTGTGTTATCCCATTCAACAAGGAAGTAGTCTCCGCCCTGAATAGGAACGATGCGCTCCTGCAAGTCATTTAGGCGCTTAAAGCCGAGTGTACGGACTTCATTTTCAAGGAATTTCTCTATCCTGTTAGCAAGCTCCTCATCTTCCGCATGAATAGCCGTTACTTTCGGCATTGGAACAGAAGTGTCTACCTGAGATTCAATAAGCTCATATACGATATTACGCACATTTATAGCCTGTTTAGCAGCTATGGCGGATTTATTCGGGGTATATACGTTCTTAGAACCTTCATAGTAGTTCTCGTATATATCCATATCCCTGAGGTCTTTATCGTATTTGTTCTTAGCGTCCTCGTATTTTGCCTGCCACTTCTTTAATTCTTTGCTTGCTTCGGGATTTTTGATCTTCTCCATTGTCCTTTTCAGCCAGTTCATAGCCTCGGCTCTCCTAATTGCGAGATCATCAGTTCTCTTATCTCTTTGTTGGCGTGTTTATAGTCCTCTATGAGGCTTTCACTCCATTTAGGCCGCGTGTCCTTCTCCTTATCCGGAAGCGGAGCGCGAACCCACCAAATACAAAAGCACCTCAGGGAATCGACTGAATGTGTCAACTCATGAGGCTGCTTTGCATAAACCTTAGGTTTGTTTTTATCTTTTTGTATTTTCTGTAAGCACCGTATCAGTTCCGGGCAAGTGTCCTTAAGGAAGGTTAGCGCCGGCTTGCCTGTGTCGGGAACCCTTAACCACTCTTTCATGGCCGTACACCCGTTAAACAGATCGTTGCTTGTCTTGGTAAGGATAACTCCCTGTTCGGCAAATATGTCCGCTGCCGACTTGCCTGTTTCCTGCCGCCTGTTCCATAAGTCAGGAGGAGCAAGGTAACTTTCTATATATTCATCTGAGCCTATCCTTAATATGACTTCTGCGGCCTGCGATACTGTCAGGCCCGGAGCGTTATATTCCCGATAGACTTGTGCATTTCCTGTTATATCTACCGCGATCCAGTGTACGGACAACATATCCATACCGTAGTCGATAGATACATAGCGTTTTAACTTTCCCGTAAGAGGCTCATATACCTCATGCGTATCACGCTTTACTTCCGGGAAGTATGCGCCGCCCGGCACTCTTAAGGCTTCCTCAATAGTGGCGGGGTACTCTGCCGTGATTAAGTCTCCTAATGCTCGCTTGGTCTTTTCGTACCATTCTTCATCCCTTCGGGGATCTGCATACCACGGTATGAAGATTTTGTTGAACCCGTTATCAGGATTCGTGAATAGTTCCTCAAAGAGTGATCCACGCTCTATGGTAGACAAA